GTCACGCTCTGGAACGGCGAAGGCGAGAAGCCGGCGATTCCGTTTGCGGAATGGATGCCGTACCAGCACGGCCAGGCCGCGAAAGCCGAAGCAGCCGAAAAGGCCGCGGCACCTGCCGCTACTACCAAAGCCCCGGCCAAGAAGGCCGCGCGCAAACGCTGAGTTTCTTCACGCCGGCCGCCTGGGCGGACATCTGGGTGCCGGCGTGCCCCGAAAGGGGGTTGCTTTCAACAGGCGGCGAGCGGCGCCCAATGTTTCGGGCCGCTCACCAGATAGCAGTAAACCGAGAGAGGTAAAGATGGACCAGAACTGCAAGGGCTGCAAATTCGTACACGCGCATGGCGAAACGCTGATCTGCCGCCGCTACCCGCCGACGGTGCAATACCTGGTGGTGCCCAAGACCAACATGCTGGCCGGCGGTATCGCCCCGACCGAGGAGCAGCGACATTCCTACCCGCGCGTTCTGCCGACGTGGTGGTGCGGGGAATACAGCCCATTCTTGGCGAAGATGCAATGACGCTCCTGATCACCATCATCGACGGCGAATCCCGCTCCGCACCGGTGCCGCTGGCCGAATTTCTCGAAGGGACGGGCCTGCCCGGCTCCCTGCTGGTGCACGAAAGCCAGATTCGCCCGACGCAGCGGCTGATCAGCGACTACCGCCGGACCGGACCGAAGCACCAGGTATCGGTGCAGTGCAACACCCGCGTATCCCGAGACCGCATGCAGATCGTGGTGGGGAAACAGCGGTTCACCTGCCAAGTATTCGATAAAGATTCAACGAAATCAGATGCCTAAAGGAGGAGCGCGCCCTGGTGCCGGTCGAAAGCCCGGAATTCCCAATGCCCTCAACACGATGGCGCGGGAGGCGGCCGCCGCAACGGGCGAGCTTCCGCATGAATTCCTCCTGCGCCTCGCGCGTGGCGGGACCTTCACAGACTACAAGCACGTGCCCCAGCCCGACGGCACGGTCAAGGAAGTTGCGTTCGAGCGCCACCTCACGATTGACGAGCAGCGCGCCGCCGCCAAAGACGCCGCGCCGTTTTATGCCCCTCGCTTCTCCTCCCAGGTCGTGGACCTCAACGCAAAGGTTGATGTAACGGATGTCACTGATGAACAACTCGATGCTCATATTGCCGAACTCCTCGTCAAAACAGGCGTTGATCGAAGCGCTCAAGGAAAAGGAGCGGCGCCAGAGCCGGCGGAAGATTTACGGGATGTACCCGGACGCCGGCCCGCTAAGGCGCGGCCTGTACAGAAAGCATCTGGAGTTCTTCCGGCTGGGCGCCGAGCACCGCGAAAGACTGGCGTGCTGCGCAAACCGCGTGGGAAAGACTGAAGGCATGGGCGGCTACGAACTCACCTGCCACCTCACCGGGGAATATCCGGGCTGGTGGCCTGGCCGTCGCTTCAATCGCCCTATCAGCGCCTGGGCCGCTGGCGATACCGGCAAGACGACGCGGAACATTCTGCAGCGCAAACTGCTCGGGCAGGCCGGCCAGCATGGAACGGGATTGATCCCAGGGCATCTACTGCGCCGCACCACGCCCAAGGCTGGCGTCACGGACGCAATCGAACTGGTCTACGTCGAGCACGCCCCGACCGGCCGCATGTCGCTGCTCGAGTTCAAGTCCTACGACCAGAAGCGCGAGGGCTTCCAGGGCACCGAGCAGGACGTGATCCTGCTGGACGAAGAGCCGCCGGAGGATGTCTATGACGAATGCGTTCTGCGCACCGTCGAAACACCCGAGCGGCTGGGCGGCGGGATTGTGATGCTCACCTACACGCCGATCAAGGGCTTAACCCCGCTGACCCTGCGGTTCCTGCCCGAGTTCGCGCCGGCTGACGAGGAAGAGGAAGACCTCGACTGGAAACGCGATGAGTAGGGGCGTGGTGATGGCCGGCTGGGATGACGTCCCCCACCTGAACCCGGTGGAGAAGGCCGACCTGCTCAAGACGATCCCAGCGTACCAGCGCGACGCGCGGACAAAGGGTATCCCCCAGCTCGGTCGCGGCGCGATCTACCCGATCGAAGAGAGCGAGATCGAGATCGAGCCGTTCGATATACCGAAACACTTTCCCCGCGCGTATGCCCTGGACGTGGGCTGGAACAAGACGGCGGCGATCTTCGGGGCGTACGACCGGGAGAGCGACTGCTGGAACATGTACTCCGAGCACTACCGCGGCCATGCCGAGCCGAGCACGCACGCCAAGGCCATCCGCGCCCGCGGTGAGTGGATTCCTGGCTGCATTGATCCCGCAGCGCGCGGCCGCTCCCAGAAGGACGGCGAGCAGCTTATCGAGCAGTACCGCGACAACGGGCTGGAACTGTACCTGGCCGAGAACGCCCTGGAGGCCGGGCTGCTGGAGGTTTTCGAGCGCATGAGCACCGGGCGCCTGAAGATTTTCAAGACGCTGCGCAACTTCTTCGCCGAATTCCGCATTTATCGGCGCGACGAGAACGGCCGCATCGTGAAATCACCGAATCACTTGCTGGACACCTGCCGGTATCTCGTCATGACCGGCCAAGACATCATGACCACTGAGCCAGTTGCAGAGCATTACGGTGACGACCGCCGACGTGGACGATCAAAGGTAGGAGGGTATTGAAATGGATAGGCGCGACTTTTTGAAGGTGGCCGGGGCGACGATGCTGGTGTCGTCCGTGCCGCTTATCGCACGCGAACAGGAACCAACGACGGCCGCCGAGCTGGCGCGCGCGCTGGAGGCGCTGTTTCCGAAGGTGGAGAGCATGAACACGGCCTGGATCGAGCGCGACGGTTACCGTGCCATCGCGCAGACCTACGGGCTGGGCATGGCCTACGACTGCGGCCTGGCGGTCGCCGAAGTCGAGCGGCGCATCGTGCGCAACCTTTGGGCATCGTTCAGCGCCATCGCGGCCCGTCCGGAGCACGTCGGCGCGACGCTGATCTGGCGCCGGGAGCCGGAGTTCACCGAGGGCGAGGCCACGTGGTTGGGTGGGCATCCATTTTTCGGTGGCTGCTTCCCCATCGAGCACCCGCACAAGCTGACCGCGCGCTTCGCCATCCTGCCGACGCCTGCAAAGCGCGGAACACGCGTTGCCGAGGTGGGCGCGCACCATAAACCTGAAGGCTGCCTTGTGGAGGTGATTCGTGGCTGATCCCAACCTGATGGAGCCCGCCCAGCAAGCGCCGGACGTGGACCCCGCAACCAAAACCGCCGTCATGCTCGGCGGCGAACACCCCGGGGCGTTGATCGACGATCAAACGCTGGCCGAGGGGCAACTGGAAGCGCGGATGGCCACCGCGCAGGCCTTGCACGCCCAGCAGATGATCGCCAACTCGCCGGCGGGAAAACTCCTGGCTTTCACCCACAAGCCGGTGCAGGGCACGAACGGGACCATCCTGGTGCCACGCCCCGACCTGTCCGCCGACCTGGCAGGCAAGACCGACGCCGACGGCCACGACATTCTCCTGAAGATGGCCAAGCAGGTGTGCGAGGGCTACGACTTCGACAAACGGAGCCGTTCGGACTGGGAGCAGCGCAGCGCGGCCGCCATGGCGCTCGCCCTGCAGGAGACCGAGAACAAGTCCTGGCCCTGGCAGAACGCGGCGAACGTCAAACTCCCGCTGATCACCACCGCCGCCATCCAGTTCCACGCCCGGGCATACCCCGCCATCGTGCCCGGCCAGCAGATCGTCAAAGGAGTTCCGGTCGGCCACGACCCCGACGGCCAGAAAATGGAACGGGGAGACCGCATCGGCAAGCACATGAGCTATCAGGTGCTCGAGGAAATGCCGGAGTGGGAAGAGGACACCGACAAACTCCTCCTGAACGTGAGCATCGTCGGCTGCGCCTTCCGCAAGACCTTCTTCGACCAGGGAATCGGTGCCAACCGTTCGGAAATGGTCACGGCGAAACGCCTGGTGGTCAACCACCGCACCAAGAACCTCACCGACGCGCGCCGCATCACCGAAGAACTCGAACTCTACGAGAACGACATCGAGGAGCGCATGCGGTCCGGCCGGTATCGGAAGGTCGATCTGTCCCTGAAGCACTTCGGCGAGGACGACGACCCGGCCCACGACTTCCTCGAATGCCACCTCTGGTACGA